CGCAAATCAGCATTCATTTGTTGTCCGCCCTGTTGTAGTATCTGCGACATTACTTGATTCGAATCTCTCAAGGCTTTTTCACGTTCCTCGCAAGCCTTAACAAACTCATCCTGTTTCTTTCTTTCTGCTTCAATCTGAGCCTCAAGCTCCCTCCGATATTGCTCCCTTTGCAGTTTCAACTTCAAATCGTTAAATGCTTGCTGTGCTTCAAGCACCCGTTGGTTAGCTTCTTCGACTCTTTTACGTGCGTTTTCGACTTCTTCTTGGGCTTGGCGAACGGCTTCGGGGTCAGCGATGTAGGTCCAAACACCGCCTTGGAAAATCCGAACGTTTCTCTCGTTCTGGACGTTAGCAAGTTTTGTCTGTGCCTTTTCTAGTTCTTGTTGGGCCTCTTGTTGAGACCGCATCGCCTCCTCTATATCTTTCTGTGCTTGCAGAATCCGGTTCTGCCGTTCTAGTTCTTCATTTTCTTCATTAAGCAAGTCTATTTGTCTCTGTATAGCTTTAATACGGGCATCACTAGCTGTCTTAAATGCTTCTTTTTGAGATTCAATAACCTTAATTTGCTCGTCGATGGCTTGTTCGATAATACGTTTACCAATATCCACAATTTTCTGTTGAAGTTCTAGTCTATCCTCATAAAGTAAATTAGTCTGTTTTATGCGGCTGTATAACTCAAACTGTTGCTGTAAACTTATTTCGCCGGAATCAACCAACTTATCTACAATTCTGGACATTTCCCTATACTGTTCGGAAGGCATGGCTCTTTGAGTCCGTTCAATACTGAACCATTCCTGTTGTAACTGTGCCATTTTTTCTTTTACGTTTTCGATTTCATCCCCGAGTCTATTATAAGCTTCTTGCCCTTCAGATGTCCTAGTATTAAGAGTTTTTTGTCTGGACTCAAGAGTAGCCAAAGCATTCCGATATAACTCTATTTCCTTCTTAATGCCTATCTGCTTGCGTTCCAGAATCTCATACTCCTGCGATTGTTTTTGTAAACCAAGAACATAATCATTAAGGCTCTTAGCTGAAGTTAAATACATGTCTCTTTCTGCCGCAAGCATATCGAGACTACGTTGCAAAGAAGCATTAAGTCTTTCTCTAGCGTTTACCGCGGCCAATGTTTTGTCTATAAAATCTTCGAGCCAATCAGTAGAAGATATGCTACTACCGCCTTTGCCTGTTGCTGGTGCTGAACCTATATACCCCCCTCCACCCGATGGAGAAGCTGGTGTTCCGATATCTTGTATTTGGGATTTTAGCTCTCTTACTCGTTTTTGAGACGTCTTAAGACTCGCTTCCGCTTCCCGAAGAATTTCATTTTGCTTCTCCGCTTCCTTCTGAGCTTCGGCTAGTGCTTTGCGATCCCAAAATTCTCCGCCAGGTAAAATATTGTATTTGCCCTTTAAAAAGAAAGGCGTATACTGATACCATTTACCACCAGGAAGTACGGACTTGTAAGCCTCTATTTCTTTATCTAGAATTTCCAACTTGGCAATCGCCGCTTTTTTGACTGCTTCCAATTCCCGTTGCTGGTTCTGTTCTGTCGCTATAGCTTTCTGCAACTCTTTCTTTTGTAATTCATCAATCTTGGCTATTATCATGTCAATTGTTGCAGTGCGTTTCAACCCAGCTTCCTGTGCTATATCCGCAATTAAACTTTCTGTCTCCGCAAGTTGTTGCTGTATCGTCTTCGCCTTTTCACTGTTTTTGTTTTGTTCTGCAAGGGCTTTTTGTAGCTTATCTCTTCGTTCTATTAAATCCTGTAAGATTCGCCGCTCATTTTCCCACTCTTGAGCATTCTGACGATGCTTTAGTATTTCGTCATCGTATTGTTTAATTATCCTTTCGCTTACATCTGTACTTTCTTTTACTGCATCGTTAGCCCTCTGAGAAGCATCTATCAGATTTTGCATCTCCTGACGGTTGATCTTTATAGATTGCGTCTGTAAATCAAAACCGTCTACTAATTCTGGTAACGATTTTGCTATTTCGCCATTTAAGTCCTTTAATTCTCCCAAAGTCTTGGTATATTCGGGAGTTCCTTCTTTTAGTCCGCGTAGTTTATTAGTCAACCTATCATATTCTCCCGCAAGCCTCTCGGCTATTTGGCCGTGTTCTTGTAATGCATCATTCGCTTTGTTTACCTCGCGGACAATAGTTCCTATGGCGGTTCCTGCTACTGTAAGCCCAAGTCCCCAAGGACCTCCGAAAAATCCCATTAAACGTCCGCCAATTCCTTTTACAGTGGAAGATAGTAATGTTGTAGCAGTGGCTATTGAACCAATACCTTTGGCTGTTTCAGTTATTTCACCAACACCTTTCGCTAATCCGCCAATACCGCTTGCTCCTAAAAACATTCCCAAAATTTTAACGGCAGCCGTTACTTCAACCACAGTTATAATAAACGTTTTTAAAGTATCGTTAAGACTGTTAAACCATTCAATTGCACTTGTAGCACCTTCAACAAGTGCTTTGAGTTCGTTCAACAAGCCTGTATCTCCTAAAGCCACAGCCAGTTGCTCTGCTGCCGCCTTAAGTTGCTGATACTGTTTGTCCAAGGTCTGCATAGTGCGCTCGTTTTCTCTCATCGAATACCCAAGCGCATTTTCTTGAGCAATCAGAACTTCATCGATTTTACTCCAATTTTGAAGCAAAGAAATTAGGTAATTCCGTCGGTAAATACCTGCGGCAGCTTGAGACAAGTCTCTTTGCTGAATATCCGTCAACTGCTTTTGCATACCTACAACTTCAGCTAGTTCTTCGGAATACAACCCCGCCTCTTCTGCCGCCGCTACAAACATATCTCTTGTAGCATCGGACATTTTGGGCCAACGTTTGGCTAAGTCATCAAAAATTTCAATTACGTTTCTAAACTGAGTTCTCGTTTTATCCGTGAATATCGCTATGCCTTCTTTTTCAAACGCCTCAATAGACTTCGGCCTTTGAATGAAGGATAAAATCGAGTTGAGTGCATTACCGACTTCCTTCCCTGTTCTTCCCGAAGCCTCACGCATTGTGGTAAGAATAGCTATCGTCTGTTCCAAACTCAACCCCATAACCTTGGCCGCACCGGAAGAACGGAGCAAGCCATCTACAAGGTCTTGGGAAGTTATCGCGAAATCATCTGCTACCTTGTTTATTTTATCAATGGTCGGCAAAAGCTGGTCGGCAGTAAGCCCCCATTGTGCCATAATTCCTATAAGTGATTGAGTAGCCTGTTCTGCGTTTAACTCCGCCGTGTTAAGCGCAAGAAGTGATGCTTTAGTCAATTCTAAGGTTTCGTTCATGCCATATCCGGCCTGCGCCCACCTTATGGCTATATCGCTTACCTGCACCCAACTGGTTCCGTATTCAATCGCCAGTTTTTGCAGCTCATCCCGCATCCCTTTAAAATTAAAAGTAGCATCTTCGGTGACGCGGGCTATGGTAGTCATCTGTTTTTCAACTTCGTTTATAGTCGAAATAGTTTCATTCAATGCGGCAGAGCCACCAATTAATAATGCACCAGAAGCCAACCAGGACAATCGGCGTTCCATTAGTCCCGCAAATCCCTTTGGTTTTTCCTCAAAGGCAGCGCGTCTTGCCTGCATATATAAAAGACGTTCCTGTTCAACCTGTTGCTTAACTGTAGCAAGTTCTTTTTGTGCCTCTTGCAAGGCTATTTTTTGTCTTATAGCACTTTCATGGGCTCTTATTCTCGATATTTCAGCCTCATTTTTTGCGATAAGGGCTGTTTTTCTAGCTTCGCTTTGTTGGAGAATAGCTTGTTCTCTGGTTAATGCCACCTGCCTTATAGCATTTTCTTGAGCCTTTATTTTTGATATTTCAGCCTCATTTTTTGCGATTATGCTAGTTTTCCTAGTTTCACTTTCCTGTATTTTTTGTGCTGTCAATGCCTGAAGCGAGGCTATTGCTTCTTGGTTTCTGGCTTCTCTTAAAGCCATTTCCTGTCTAATAGCACTTTCTTTTGCTTTTATTTGCGATATCTCTGCCTCATTTTTAGCAATTATACTAGCTTTCTTAGCTTCGCTTTCTTGAAGAATAGCCTGTTCTTTGGCTTGAGCTTGCTGTAATATTGCTTGAGATTTAGCCTGGGTTTGCTCTAATATTGCCTGAGCCCTGGCTTGTTGCGCCGTTAAAGGGCCAGTAGTATCCCCAAATGTGGTCTTTTGAAACTGTTCCTGAATCCGTCTCGCGGATTCGGCGGCCATTCTTTCTAAAGTCTGAAGTTGTTTTGCTGCATCCGATATGCCAAATACCAGATTGGCTATAATCTTGTTGGTGAAATCTTCCACACACAACACCTGCCTTTTTCACTTTTAACAAAATGAAAAGGGCAGGTGTTACCCCGCCCCAAACAGCGACATCAATTCGCGAACGTCTTTTTCTGAATTAACCTCTACCTCTTCTTCTGGTTTATCTCCCGCACCATTCATCTTGGCGATAGCCTTAGCTAGCCATCCTGCCTGTTTTAATGTCATCTCGCCAACTTCTTCAAAGGTGCGCCCATATACAACGAGTAAAGACACAAGTTCTGCTAAGTCTTTTTTCCAAGCGGTATAATTTATATCATCTCGCCGTTTTTCCATCCTAAAGCCGCTTTGTTCGCAGAAAGAAGGACAATATTTCTTCGACTTCCGCCAAATCAAGTTTTTTAATCTGTTCTAAAGGCATAGTACCACGAAAAGCCTTTTTAATAAGTTCATACAGGGCTTTTTTTCTGGCTTCGTAGGTCTTATTGTCCTCGTCCTTGAACTTAATGAAATTCAAAGCTATGTCGGTTGTTATCACTTTGCCCAACAATTCCCCAACTTCTTCCATGTCCTTAAGCATGGCCGGTTTAGCTTCGTATTCAACGCCATCAACCGTATATTTCTTGCCTTTTGCAAATACCTCGCTAAGTTCACTCACAGTTTCGCCCTCCTTTGATTTTTACCCCTCCTGTATCAACTAACCAACAAAAAAAGAATAGGCCCAACCTGCGGAGGGGAACAGGTCGGGCCTATCTAACAATTCAACTAAACTCTAGCAATGGCAAAGTCTATCATCTTCTTATCGGGACGGCCTGGGTCAAGAATCTCAAACTCAAGAGCATGAGTCGCAGCAGTACCACGCGCACGATTAATTTCCATTGTGCCGTTGGCTTTCGCGCGGTAAATGGTGGCCGTTAGCTTCATATCGTTTCCAGAGGCATCCTTAAAGGTCGAGACATGCACTATCTGGACAACAGGAATTTGCCCGGTGGTTAGAACCGAAGCCAACGTACCGTCTGTCACGGTATATTTGTAGTCTATCAAAATGTTTTTGCCCGCATCGGCAGACGCAAAAGTAAGCGTTCCAGTCGCATAACTGAACTGCCCAGTAGTCGGAGTAGTAGTTTTGGTGAACTCTTGCCCGGTATCCGCATAACGGACTTTAACGCTTGTTTCAATGGCCGTAGTCTTATTTGCCAAATCAACTGTATACGGAGTACCCGATGGGATTGTCTTTGCTTCTCCCATCACTTGGACTTCAGTTGTACCGTTAGGGGTTACGGTAGCCCCCATTGCGGCCTTCAAAAAGTCCGGGTCGAATTCGTTGTTGGTGAAAGAAACGGTAGCAGTGCGCTCTTTGTCGATTGTATCAAAGGGATAAAGTCCATCACCGCCGTATATCTTTTCAGTGGGGAAATTCAATGACAATTTCATGTCACCGAGGCGCAACAGACGGGCAACGGTGGAGCCATCGCTGGCACTGGTAATAATAGCCTCGCCAACGCCCTTAATAACAAAAGTCTTGGAAGGTGCAGTCATTGGGTTTATCACTCCTTTTCCTTATTTTTGTAGAAAAACAAAAACACCGCCGAACAGCGGTGTCGCACTAAAATTATTAAGTTTTAAAGAGTATTACTGTATCTGTTCACCTACTTTGAACCGCAAGACGTGTTTTTTTATCCCCGAAACCCCTGAAGTGTCGGTAAAAGAAGTCTGAAACTCAACAGGCAACGTTGCCCCTGATAATTGGATGTAGTGTAACAATTCTCTAGCCCTTTCGCCTATCCTCAAAACCCCGGCTTTGGTCGTTGCCGATTTCACACCAGTTGAGGAGTTGGAATAAATGGCAACTTCAAACATTGCGTCATATACTAAATCATTAACTTTGGATCTTACTCCGGGCACGGGATAAATACAGGCCAAAGGAATGTTGTCTACACTAAGCCCATTTGGTTCCATTTCCTGTTGAATCTTGGCTATTTTCTGTGAAACAGGAGAAGAAGGAACAAGCCCGAAAAAATCGAGGAATGCGGCATCGGAAGTTAACACCCCCCAAACCGCATTCACGATGGATAAATCAGACAAGGGCATCACCTGCCATCAGTAATGTACTTGTAAAAAGGAAAAGTCTGTACAACATTTAACAACCTTTCCACCACATAAGGACGACTTAACTGCACTATTTCTCTAAGCCAGTGTTGGGGTTCTCGCGGTGGAAGCCAGCGCTCCAAGTTAAGCCCTTCCATCCTACCGCTGGAATACTTAATTTCATTGTCGAGATTAATATAACTTCCTTTGGGACGGCCACTGATTGGGTGCCCATACGAGAACCTGGATGGGTTATAATATTTTGATTGAGTATAAGTTTCCCATGCGGGGTTTGACTCATCTGCTAACGAACCAGAACCCCATTCAGTGGTCAAAGCCCCAATACCACCGGCCCACACAGTCCCAATTACCTGATTGCCAATTATTTTAATCTCTTTGCCAATCATATCCCGCCTTACTTCAGGAGGAGCCTTCGCCTGCACTTGTGCCCAAAGCCAATCGGTGAGAACTTCAATCTCATAAAGATAGACTTTGTTCAAGTCATCTACCATTGCCTTAACATCAAATTTAAGCATGGCTACCCACCAGCCCACACGGAAAGTTGCAGACACATGCAACCGGGAATTTTGAAACGGTCGATGTCGTCTATACGGTAAACATTCCCCGCAATTGTCGCTTTATCCAGCAAAGCAACGGCAGGATTGTTTTGTGCTGTGACCTCAAGCACTGTAGACGGGTTATAACCGGGGTCTTTCAGTTTCATGCCTGCGGTTACAACTTGCGTATGACAAGGTATATTGGAGATAATAGTTGTTGCTGAGGTTCCAAGCAGATTTCCTTGTGAATCGTAAACAGGAACTTCTCGCGTCACGGTAATTGTCGAGTTACATAACAACCCATGCCCAACAATGCAAATCTCCTGCCCATGTACTACCTGCTTCTTTGAGGCCACACAAAGGAACGTTTCTAGCCCCGCTTGCACCAAATCCCCAGTTGTCAACCCGCTTTCTAACAGGGCCACTATCATTCTCTTATTGTGAACAGAATAATCGGAAAAACTTCTCCCTATCCTGCCAATCATAGCCTTGCCTGTGTACGTGGTGCCTTGTCTTGGAATGCTTATGTTAACACCATGATTCAAGATGTGGCTATATTTCTGTTGGTACATTAGACACCACTCCTAAAGGTGAATAGGACATGGCAGGTTCACCTGTAGCCAGAAACAAATTAGCCCCTGCTTTTTTGCTTAGTTCAATTTCTTTCTTCTCCCAGTCAATTTCCTGTAGGCGGTAGGAATAGCCCGTCTCGTCCGATTCCTGAAGTTTTATTCGTTGGGACATACTTGGGCACATCATAGCAGCAAGTTGAAAAATAGCGGCGGATTGTATCAAATCCCAAGAAGTACCCCCGCTCAACTTATAGGCCGTCCATCCTGGGCACTTGCTTTTTATTATTGTTTCAGTCTCTAAAGCTAAATCCTGAATGTCGGCATCTGGCAAGGTTATGGTGTCTGTTGAGTTCAACCCCAACCGCATTCTAACTCTACCCTCATAGCCAACAGGTAAAATATCATTTGCCAACCTATCACCCCCTTAAATGGGGTAGGGGAGTAAGTAATTATACCTACTCCCCGTTTTTAGAATTAAGCATTAGTAGTAAGGGTTTTTACGCAATCTGGGAACAGAACCGCAAATCCAGTTACCTGAGACAACACAATGGTTTCAAACTGGTTTTAATCATGCGGTCAGTTTCAACAATGTCTGCACCGATTTCAGTTACCTGCTCAAGGGCAAATTTTGGGTCAATTACTAACACCTTGTTTTCTATGGTCGAAGAGGGAAGATAGACACAACGCATAGGCTTGGAGAAGAGGCTCGGTGCCAAGGTTACTCCGCCGCCAACCTGGTTAACGCCGTTAATCTGTGCCAGGAGTGCCAAGGGATCAACATTCGGAGGTTGAATCCCAAGCACTTTGATTAGTTGGGTCTCATCTACAATAGCCGTTCTACCCTGGTAAGGATAGAATTTTAGTCTAAACTTTAGCCAGCTCCCCCAGTCAATACCATCGTTAACTTTACCGCCGAGAGCAGTAAGGTTATAGTTAGTTGCGGCAGTATTAGAATTCCCGTCACCATTGACCAAAACGTTAACCGCATCTTCAGCCAGATCAACTCCGGTCTGCTGGAGAATACCTTCAATCAGCAAGGTGAGCATGTCAATCCGCATCCTTCTGATAAACTCATAAGATGCGTCAATCGCACGTCCTTTCTTTTGCAGGGTAATTGCGTGAGTATGCCCGGTAATGGTCGTTGTCGGAATTTCCGCGCCTTCGGCAACGCGTTTTTTCTGTTTTGCCGAGGTGGACAAATCAACATAAAACGTCTTGTAAGCGTTCCCCTGAATCGGGGTCTTAATGGCCACCAACTCATTCAGAATATCAGGAGCGGTCATGGCCTGACGAGCAACTCGGTTAATAAATTCAGGGAACAGCACATCGCTGGAAGAAGTCCCAAGGAAGAACTTATCCACGGTGTCTGCATATAGGCCTTTGGATTCATCGGTTTTTGTGCGAATGCCAGCCGCAAACATCTGCCGCTCAAAGGCGTCCAACTGCCCAAGCCAAGCATCAGCACCTACATACTGGCTGGACGGGTCTTGTGTTTCCAGAAATTGCGAAAACGTCAAGCCCTTGCTGTAGGCTTCCTTGTACAGATTAAGTCCTGCACCTAACTGTTCTTTAAGCCCGAGATACCCATTAGGTTTAATTTCCGGCATTAAAACGTCACTTCCTTTCGATTTTGCTCAAGAAATACAAAACCCCGCTAGGTTGCGGGGGTTCTTGTTAAATGGTTTTAACAGGTAATTAAAACGCTCTAGCCAAGATATACGATTGCCTTGTGGTTGGTCGCATCAACAGCGACAGCGATTACTCCTTTATTGGTGGTTGATTTCGCTCCCTTTCCGGCTCCATCAAGTTCAACCCAACCTCCGATCTGCACCTCATTAGCTGAGGTAGTATCATGTTCAATGTCAATTTC